ATGAGAATTCCGAAGATAGGCTCACTATCCTCAACGGTAAATCTAAAACCGTATTTAATTTAGAAAAACGTGAAAGGAGGCACAAACATGAAAGTTTGTGTAAATCCATGTAAGCAGATGGGTACGGTTCAAAGAATAGGTAAATACTATTCGAAGAACTTGGATAAAGTGCTACCTTTACTTAGAAGTGAAGGAGGGACTGTGATTGAGTATCAAGTGTTGGAGAACTTGAAGCAACAGGGCTTTGCCCTAGATCCAGAAATTGACAATAAGTCGAATGTTGATTTTAATCAATATTTTGGTGCGTTGGCTAAGTATGGGTCGAAAGTTGACTGGCAGCCTGATGAGGGCGTACTGAATGAGGCCATTAAGGTCGCTTACAGAGTTTTTGGGGGAAACCAGTCACTTCATCCGTTATTGGAAAAGGAAGAAATTTATCAGGCTTTAAAACTTGAGAAATCTTCTGGAGCTCCTAGTTTTACCACAAAAGGAGATGCGTTTGAGACAGACTTCAAAAGGAGTGAGAGAATTGCGAAAGGTGATAAAGCACCTGAACCGTGCATAGGCTACCGACGAGTACAACATGGGAATGGCAGTTCGGGACCAAAGACACGTTTAGTTTGGGGTTATCCTTTAAGTATGACCATCCTTGAAGCAAAGTATGCGCGTCCATTAATTGATGAGTATCTAAGTCAAAGGAGTGTTATGGCTTTTGGCTTGCACAGACATGAGTTAGCTTCACGACTGGTGAGAATTGAGAATGCGAATTTGAAATACTCATTAGATTTTTCTAGCTTTGATAGTACGATACATCCCAGATTGATTGATGTAGCTTTTAAAGTACTGAAAACCAATTTTGATCCAGAGTTAGTCAACAAAGGAGAATGGGATTCTATTGTGCATTACTTCATTCACACACCAATTGTTATGCCGGATGGTTTACTCTATAAGAAACATCAGGGTGTTCCTTCAGGTAGTTATTTCACACAGTTGGTTGATAGTGTTGTAAATTTTATTATATTGCAATACATGTCATTTAAGTCAACGTCTCGACCGATCAGAGAAGATAAGGTTCTCGTACTGGGTGATGACTCAGTATTCTCATTTGACAAGCACTTACCACTGGAGCTTATCGCCAAAGTTATTGGTGAACTGGGTATTAAGGTGAATACTCAGAAATCCAGAATTGTCAAAGGCATGAAACAATCTCTAGAATTTCTTGGCCACGTATGGGTTAAAGGATTAGTTAATAGAGAAGAGATTGAGATTGCCAAGAGGATGGCTTTTCCAGAACGACATATTCAGATTGACGATCCGAGAAAACGAATTGTGACTAGAGTCCTAGCTTATGGTTCGGATGC